GCCATAGCATCCATCATCACGTTAGTCGCGTCGTTCATACGCGCTTCGATCAGAGGAATAACGGCTGCGTCTTGCTGTACTGCGCCTTCCATGCCGAGGAACGGCACAGGTGCAATCATCAGCTTCAGGTTGAATTCAGCGTTGTAAGCACCCTGCTGAACGGAAGGCTGAGCGAACGAGCCGCTGTAGTCCGACCACTGAGCGTTTACAAACTGAGAACCCTGAACGGGAACGGTTACAGAGGAAACACCACCAGAAGCAGACTGACTGTTAGCAATCAGTGCCGCCATCAGCGGTGTCGAGTTATAAAGTTGTACGACCAACTTCGGGATAAACGCCCTACGGGTAACGTAGGTCAACTCAGTAAATTGAGTGGAACCCGAAGCCGGAAGAATGCCGCCACCAATAGGCATAATCTATCTCCGATCTAAAAATATCCCCTATTTCGATTACAACCCAACAGGCTTAGGGTTGCGCCGCAACTCATTTAATGCTTTTGCCGCCTCATTCCGCGCACCCTGTACCGGATTCTTCCAATACTGCGATAGATCAAATTTATTGATCGCAGACGGATTATAGCCAGTTGGTGTAGGGGCAGCGGATTGTTGCATGTATTTCCAGTAATCAGCGGCAACTTCGTGGTTGGTGATACCTTTTTCCAGCATCACTTTCTCCACTTCTTCAATCTGTTCGTCGCTTTCAACCAAACCCTTTTCTTTGAGCTTGCTGCGCCGCTTGTTCAATTCCTCCATTGCTTCTTTCTGCTGGAGTCTTGCTTCAAGCTGTGCAACACGGTCATTTGCCTTCTGAACTGCGGTATTGGTTGAATCTTCAATCTCTAGTTCAGGAATCGGCATATCTGGTTTGATTTTCTTGGTCAAACGCAGCATATCCTTGCGGGTAGCCGGATTCTCAGCAAGTTGACGCGCCAAAAGAGCCAGTTCATCACGGGCTTCAGGTGTGAGGTCTTCGAGTGACATAGGTTAATCCCCTTAATAAACAATAAAAAAGCGCATCAGATAATGCGCTTACCACCCGGCTTTTCAACATTCATGCGGTTTTTAGTGCCAGTTGCTGCGGCATTCTTCAAACCACCCATCTGCGAGAAGCGGGGAGTGTTGACGATCTGACCATTCTGCTGAGTGTTGTCAGTCGGATTACGGGGTGCAGCAGCACCACGGGGCTTAAACAAATCCATAGTGGTATCTCCAAAAATTACGGCATCATGCCGGGAACTGCTGGCGCAGCAGCCATTGCCTTGCCTTCAGGTGTAGCACCCCCTGCCTGTGGCAGAGTTTGCAACATTTGCAAAATTTCTGATTTCTTAAGTTCTTCCATGCCATCAGAGCTTTTGCCGGTAATGTCAGCAAGGGTTTTGATTGCGGAGAGAACTTTCTTACCTTCTTCCGAATCAGCGCCAATAGCAGGTAGTGCGCGTTTGATTAAATCCATCGCCAGCCCAAGATTAACCATTGCTCCCTCTTTTGAACCCATTTTTGGCTCTGGGGTGGACATAGGTGCTGCCATCGGGGATGCGGATTCTTCGGTTTCAACTTCTTCTTCCTCACCCTCGGATTCTTCAGTTTCAGGCATTTTAGCTTCAGGCTTCTTGCCACGCTGTTCTTCCATGAGGCGCATGAGTTCTTCAGATGAGACAGCCATAATGACCTCGTATAAAATTTGGCAATAGAAATATACAAATTAAAAAGCCTTGTCAAGCAAATTCTAACGCTTCGTGCGTCCATAGTTTTGCCGACTCATGGTGCGATCTTGATAAGTACCCAATCTCTGCACCCGATATTGCAAATCTGGCCCCTTGCTTTCCTGCCGCAAAGCGCCCTCTGTCAGTCTTGGCTGGTCAGCTTTGGAAGTGGTTTCCGATCCTGTGCCGTTCATGCGACCTCCTGAAGATTGGGTGGCGAGCTAGGTCTTTGCTGTTGCTGCGCTTGTTGCGCTTGTTGCAACATTGCTGCCTGAGCTTGCGCTGCTTCGTTCTTCTTTAGTTTCTCTTTCAACAATTGCTTCATCGGAGGCTCAAGCAGATCAAGCAGAGCTTCCTTGTCGATTGCGCCAGCCTGATGCAGCGAGAAGGCAAGGTTGCGCAGGTCTTCTGTGAAGATTGGGCTATTGCTGTGGGCATCTACCTTGACGATGTAATCATCGGTAAATTGCTCAGGGATAAACTCATTGCCATTATCGTCTTTCAGACGGATAGGCTGATATTTCTGGATGGACTTAAGATATAGAGTTGCCACTTTCTCAAGTGCATCTTCGATAATCAATGCTCGTTTCTTTGCTCTTGAGCTACCAAGTCTGGAAAGCGATTCTGCGTGAGACTTTGACCGAACGCCTGACTCGCCTCTACCAGCCAGCACGGGAGTAATGCCGCTTGCCTCTGCAAACATTGCATCCACTTCTCGGATGACTTCAAAGAGATCATTTGGAATGTTAGGCGCAAGGCGCTCGACCTTTGCACTTGGCATATCGCTAGCAAGAAGACCGCCAGCGCGGTTAAGGGCAAAATTCTTCTCATCTAAAATGCCATTGAAACCCATCAATGCCGTAGGTGGAGAGACTTGCTTGGAGAGCAAATCAAGAATCTCGCCCATACGTTTGTTACGCAATTCTTGCAAGAACACCAACCGCTGTACTTCACTCTGTCCCCAATAATAATCATACTGAGGATTCGGGCAGAACTGCACAAAAGGCAACTCGCCTTTCAGGAACAGTGCAGCGCCGGGACGGTCGTAAATGAAGATGTCAGGGTCAGCAATGGTGACGCACTGGTAGTCGCCAATCTCGTCGTTGTACACCCATAGTTCGTGCATCTCGACAGTTTCTTCTGCTACCCGTGCCTTGTAGCGGTTCATGCCAGACAGGTCGAGGTTGACGTTACCCATCATGCTTGGGTCAGTCTGCGACATGATGATGCGGTCAATACCTTCAGGGATGTCGCTGGCCTGTTCGTGATACGAGGTGCTAACGCGCTTTAGAATACTGTCGCGTTTAGGGTGAGCATACAGACGAGAATACAAGTCAGACTTAGTAATGTAATAAGTATGAACCAGTGCTTCTTGTCTGTCGGTGTAGGGTACATCCTCACGCAGAACGCCAATAGCGCCGGGATCAACCATGTAGGGATTGAGACTACCGCCGGGGCCGATGATGAGCTTGGTATAGGAGGTGTTATAGCACAGCGACCAGAGCAAAGCGTTGGAGCAAACTTGGTCGGTGTTGGAGCGCAGCCAATCGTCGTTTAGCAGGTTTTGCATTGGACGAATTTTTGTCTGCTCTGCTACTGGTACTGCCGCACCAAGATTGATGGTGAAGCGAGTTGTTTCTGCTGAATACAGAAAACTGCTTAGCTGGTCGATGTGTGGATAAATCTTGTTGAAGATCGCTGGCGGTTCTTCCGGCGCGGATCCAAAAAGAAAGTAAGAACGCAGGGCAGCATAGTCGGCTTTGCGCTCCTCCCTAGAGACTAAACACTTTTGTATGAGATCAACATAAAACTGCTCTCTCATCAAAGGTTCTGACGGGATTCTCATGTTTTATCCAGTGAGAGGTTGTCTTGGTCTTGCATATAACTCGCAGGTTTGGGTTGTGTCAAGTTCCCAACCTGATTTGGCATAACGCTAACTTGTTCACCAGCAACAGAACGGAACATATTTCCCTTCAATATGTTGTCCATAGTGAACTTTCCACCTGCGCCACCCCAGATAGCGGAGTCACCCGGACGGGCTTCGCGTGGTGGGGGCGGTACATCCTTCGGTGCTGGCTGATTGTTGCGCGTATAGTAACCCGATTGGTTGTCTCCTTCACGGGTTGACTTGATATTTGTCATGTTGAAGTCGAGCGCAAGCTGTTGCAGCGTCTTATCATTGTGTTTTGTGGTGTCTGACACCATTCCAACAGGCTGCAAGAACACAACTTTGACGTTTTCTGTGCATCCTTCCGGGCAAACAGGCTCCCAAGCCTCAAAAAACCCGTGTAAATCGCACTTATAATCGTGAATAACGCTCATAATTAACTCCCCTTCAATTGCTCATCTAAACGATAATCTGAGTAATCTAAACGGTTTTTTAGCCCTAATTTGAGCTTAATTCCGTCATTTCCTAGCTGCAAACCGTATCCACGGACGATAACTGGCTTAGGTTTCTTCCTCCATTCCAGCCATTTCTGCCCAAACCGGATCATTACGGCGACTTCTCCGTTTTTCCATGCCAAATAAGCCTTAGAAACCCGTCTTTGCACCAATTCCGTTATCGGGAGGCGGTCGTAGAAGAACATATCGTCCATTCTGGACTTATCTACGCCAGATAACTCGTAAAACAGGCGCATAGGGATGCCGCGCTTCTTGTCAGCACGGAATCTTTTCATTATTTGCTTTAATTCCTCTTTAGGAATAATGTAATCGTCATTGCTGTCCATAAATGCCGATCCTTTTCAGATAATCAGAGACAGTTCTGCCTACAACGATCTGTTCAGGGGTGCTGTCATCGTGAGTTCTGCTGACTGTGCGCGTAATTTTTTGTGCAATAAGGCGAGGCTGAAGTTGCTCAGCAAAAGCAGCGCAAGCCAAAGCAGTAGCCATAACACGATCATCCTTGTTCCTTCCAGATGCCAGAATAGAACCACCGTCACGCACGATGGTCTTCATCTCGTCGATCAACTCTGTCGAGAGAATCGTCATCATCCCGCGCTCAAAGTAATCTTTCATGTAGGAAAGCATACGTTCCTTGCTTGCAGCAGTGGTAAGCCAGCCAATAGAGTTGGACAAGCCACCCATCGTGTCGTTACGCCGCCAGATGTAGTTGCTCATGGAACCCAAAACATCCATCAACTGATACCCGGTTTTGCCTCCAAGTGCAGCGGCCTGACGTTTCAAGTTCTTTAGCTCATTGATAACTGCCTGACCGGGGCCGTTGACTTCCAAGTTCAGTGTCGAGTTCTTGTATGCACCGGCTAGGTGGGCAATCACCCACGCAAACTGGTAGGTGTTGAGTTCAGATGTGGCGAACTCGGCCACCTGCTCCAACCCATCTGCGTAGCAACGGTAGACCTGCAGACAGAACCTGTCAGCCCAGTCAGATGAGCCATAAGCAGGATCAGCGCCTATGACGTAGTGGCCTCCAGCAACTGGCTCTTCCCAAATCTTCAGCGTAGACAGGCGTTCTGTGCTTCTGAGCACCTGAGTGTCTTGGAAGAGTTGCCCGAATGCGTAGCGGAAGTTGTCAGGTGTTTCCTTCTTCGCCTCCTTAGCCGCGTCTGTACAGCGGGCGTTGGAGAAGAAAGAAGTGCCCGTCATCACAAAGGCGTAGTCCTCTGTGGGCGGGAACTCCTGATACATCAGCGCATCGTCTTTGATGCCCTCCAGCATCTTCCAGCGCCACCAGGCCATCTGACGGGAGTTAATTTCCACCCCGTACAGTTTCTTGATGTCTTTGACCCACTCCTTCTCTTCAGGAGTGAGCTTGCCATCCCAGTACACCTTGTAGACGCTGGACTCAGGATCGACGCTGTAGAACTGGTTGCGCCACCAGCCGCAGAAGATAGCCTTCTGAGTACGTGCCTTCTTGGCAGTGACGTACATGTCGTGGAACATGTTGAACCCACGGGCTGTACTCTCAAAGATGTACATCCGGTCTGGGTTCGTCTCTGCTAGAGACGCGAGTAGCGAGGCCAGTCCTTCTTCGTCTCCCCAGGAGGAGGTTTCTGTGCCGTGAAGGTACGTGATAGCTTTGCCACGACCGAGACTTCCTTTGGCTCTAAGTCCAGCGACCTGATAAAAGATGCGGCTTCTGTTCTTGAGGGAAAGCTGATTCCTGTTGTGGGCCAAGAGGGGTATCTTGTACTCTCGTGGTAGACCGTCCATGTACATACCGAGAGTGGAGCGGAACATGTCACGGTTTTCCTCCGTATCCGTAGTTAATGTGCCCTGCAAGCCAGGATTTATGAAGTGCCAGTAAAGGTCTAGCGCCAGAGAGATAGTAGTAATACCAAGCTGACGGCCTTTCAGGATGACGAAGAAATGCTTGTCATCAGCAAGCCCCTTCGCAATCTCATCCATCACATACGTCTGTGTGCCCAGCAGCGTGTCCATCTTGCGCAGACCCTGCTCTTTAGTCTCAATCTTCAACTGAGAACAAAACGCATAAAACTGCTTGAGATTGAACTTGCTCAAGCGACTCTCCACACACGTACTACGTCACCCTCTTTGCGGCACACAAACTTCCTGCCCAGCCGCTTACCCCACCTGTGATTGGCTACGTACACGCTGCTCATAGTCACCTTATCAGCAGGAACTTCAAAGTACTCACCCACATCCATAGCCTTGTGCGGCCACGACATGTGACCCCTAGGAATAGGTACACCAGTCTTAATGTCTATCTGCATACACAGGCTTACATGTAGGAGAAAAAAACCCCCCAGCACATGCCAGGGGTTAAGGCTCTGCAACTAGAGCTTCAGGGAGGAGACACGAAGGGTAACAGAAGTCATTGCGTAAGGCTACATCGCATGCACTTCTTGATGATGTTGTTCGCACAACCACACCACCAGCAACGGCCTGTCATACGCAACGTGGTGCATCTCGCTATCAGCACTACCGCATGCCTCACAAGGCCAGCGTACCAGCTTGCCCTTCGCAACAGCTCTACGAGCCGTTTTGCGGGCGTTAGACCTCATCTTCTTGTCCGCATCAGATAACTTGTTGTAGGGCCTATAAAACCTGTTCTCGGGCGCTCCAACAACGTACTGCTCCCCACGCAGACGCTTCATCTTGCGTTCGTACTTGAGACGCTCCCTGCCAGGAAGATTGGGCCTTGTCGCTTCATACATCCTCAGCTTGTCAGGGTTAGCGGCCCTCCACCGACGCATGTACTCCAGCTTGTCACTGGTCTTGCGCTCCCACCCATCAGGCTTCTGCAAGCCCTTGGCTATCCGATACGCCTTCTGGCAAGCCCTGCATCGAAACGACAACCCGTCATCAGTAGCCGCATTGCGGGTGAACTCAGCAACAGGCAACAACTTCTCGCAGGCACAACACAGCTTGTTCATGTGTCCAACTGTAGTACACACAAAACAATACGTAAACACCCAAAATAAATTTGT